AGCTCTGACAGATCGACGTACGCCACCGTCGTGTTACTCCTCGGGCTCCGGCACAGGCTCAGGCTTCGGCTCCGGGTCGTCGGCCGGTGTTTCGTCCTTCGGCGCCGGGTTCTCCGACCCGCCGGAACCCTCTTCCCACGGGCCAGACTCGTCCGGCCGGACGACCTGCTGGTTCGGAGCGTCCAAGGTGTCGCCCATCAGGTGACCGTCACCTTGACGATGCCGGTCGCCTGCGTGATCAGGTCGGCGAACAGGCCCGCATAGGCGACCTGCACGCCGAGCACCGACGGCTCAACGACGCTGAGCGACCCGATCCGGTCCTCGTACACCTCCGCGGCCGCGGTCGACAGCACCATCAGCGACTTCGCGGCGGCGAATCCCGACGTCACGACGATCGGGATGCCGGAGATGTAGCCGGCGACGCCCTGGCCGAAGCTGACAGCCCGGAACCCTTCGCCCTGCTGGTTCATCGGGTTGACCGGCTGGAACAGCGGGCCGAGCTCTGTCAGCACGTCCGGCGAGCAGGCCGCGAAGATCGTGCCGGCGCCGCGCACCGCCGTGTACACCGACGCTGCCGCCGCCCAGAACTGGCCGGCCACGACGTCGCCGGTCGGGGTGGCGGGGATCGTGCCGCCCGCGGTTCCGCCGGCGTAGAACGCCTGCACGGCGGTCTGCTCGGTCATGATCGCGTACTGCGCCGCCAGGTCGTTGATGATCAGGTCCATCACCGACGGCTGCGACCAGTCGATGTCCTGGCGGCTCACGTTGACGTAGCCGCCGATCGTGGTCGGCGTGACCGCCAGCTTGCCGATCGTCATCTTCTGCGACACGAGCTCGTTCTTCTCAGCGGCCTGCACACCGACGGTGGTGTGCTGCGTCACCTTCGGCCGCGAGAAGTTGATCCCCGGCAACTGACGCGGGCCGAGCAGCCCCACAACAGGCCGGGCCGCGTCGATGAAGTTGATCACCGGGCCGACGATCGGCGTCGGGATCAGACCGACGTTGTCGGCCGTCGTCTGATGCGACGCCGCACGGTTCTCCGGCTTCATCGCCCAACGCGTCAGCCGGTCCTTCGCGTCTTCCTGGCCGAGCCCGGCCCGCCACATGTCGAGCGCGTACTCACCGGCCGACCGGTACTCCACGTCGAGCGTCGGCCCGCGGTCGCCCTGCATGAATTGTGCGATCTGGCGGATCCGGTCGGCGCTCGTGCCGGAGATCTGCCGCATCTCCATCAGCGGGCCCATCTGCCGCTCGATCGCGGCGATCCGGTCGCGCGCCCTGGTGACCAGCTCGAGCTTCTCGTCGGTCAGATCCTGGCCGGCGGACGACTCGATGATGCCGTTGACGAACGCCTGCCGCTCCTCGATCTCGGCCGCGCACCGCGCGAGCATCTGATCGGTTTCGAGCAATGCCCCCATCAGGGGTTCCTCCTCTACGGGTAGCTCAGAACAAGGGAAATTCGGGTCCCGTTCGAGCGTCGCTCCCGTCTCATCCAGCCCGGCCCTGCCGTTTGTCTCTAGCTGGCGAGGAGAAACGTTCTATGGCGCAGTATGCACGACGCCGAAGCGCCGGTCGAGCTCGGCGAGCTGCTCGCGCCACTGCTCAAGCTCAAGCCTTTGCAGGTTCGTCATCGGGGCGGCGACGACCGGCGCGCCCTCGTTGCGGACGTCGAGCACGGTCGCGGACGGGTATGCCGGATCGGGCACGAACGCCACATGGTCGAGGTACAGATGGTTCAGCCGCCGCACCTTGCCATGCTCAAGCCATGTTTCGGCGTCCGGCTTCACCGGCCCGTCGCGGCCGCGTTCGCGCATCAGCAGAAACCCGGCGGACGCCGACAGGTTCCCCTCGGCGCACATGCCGAGCGTCTCCGGCCCGATCCCGAACTCCGACATTTTCACGTCGACGACGAGCCCCTCGGCTCGCTCCGGGTAGGCGGCGATCACCTTGCCGGCAACACCGCTCTGCCATGAGTGGTCGCGGTTGGCGCGGATGTTCGACCGTCTCTCGACACCGTCGAACGCGCCGCGCGACACGACCTCGGTGAACGAGCGCGACGGTGTGCGGATCTCGGTCGGCGTCTCGTACGGCGCCACGATCACGGTGACGGTGCGGTTCGGGAAGTCGACGTCGGCGAGCGACGCCGACCGAAACTCGATCTCGCTCATCTCAACACTCCTTGCGCCACGTCGGCCGGCGTCGAGTTGTCGAGCCGTTCCGCGGCGCGGATCTCGTCGATGCTCATCGCCCGCTCGCCGGTCAGCGGGTCGATGATGTTGAACAGAATCTGGTACGTCTGCGCCCTCGCGAGCGGTGGCGGCTGCACGAACTCGTCGCGGTTCAGCTCAATCTCGGTGCCGCGCGGCAACGCCCACCCGGAGAGCGCCGACATCAGGAACTGCGCCTTCGATTTCAGGCTGTCGCGCCACCAGAAATCGAAGAAGTCGCCCATGTTCTTGTATGTCATCGACTCGCCGGAGCCGGGCAGCCCGACGATCTCCGGCGGCACGCCGAGCAGCTCCGCGATCCGCGAGTCCTGGTACCGCTCAAGCTCGACAAGGCCGAGCTCGGTCGGGTTCACCTGCGTCGGCTTCCACTGCAGCCCCTGGTCGAGCACGGCCGGCTCGCCGATCGTCGACATGCGCCTGGCCACCCACTGCGCCTGGATCAGCTGCGCCTGCTCCGGCGAGATCTCCTGCTGCGACTCGAGCACACCAGGCGGAATGCCGCCGCCCGCGACCAGCTTCGCGCCGTACTGCATCAGCGCGTCGGCGGCGACCATTCGGGCAGCGCCAACCTCGAGCGGCCCGTGCCCATGCAGATCGATCGTGTTGCCCTGATAGCGGATGTGCAGCATGTCGGCGGTCACGTCAATCGCGCCGATCGTGTAGCGGCGCATCCCGGCGCCGCTGTCAGTCGACACTGACGGCGCCCAGTCGATCTCGACGTACATCGGCGGCACCACATGAAAACGCGCCGGGTAGCCGGTCGAGTAGCGGCCGGTCGCGAGCACGAACGCCTCGCCAAGCATGTAGTCCCAAACAAGCTGCTTACAGAATTCTTCCCACGACACATACTGCGCCGGGTCGGGATTGTTCATCCAGTCGGCCGCCAGGCTCGACGCCGCATTCACCAGGTAGGGCGGCATCGTTGCGAGCGCGTTCGCGGTCTTGTCGATGCACATCCATGCGGTATCGGTGAGCGTCTGCACGCTCGAGCCCGACCAGTTCGGTGTGCTCCAGCCGTCAGGCCAGCCCGACCACGCCGACGGCCTGATCCTGGGCGGAAGCCACGCCGGCGGGTCGTCGCCGACCACGACGACCCCGCTCGGGTCGCCCGGCACCGCGGAAGGGGGGCCGACCGTGCCGGGGGCGGCTTCCGCCGGCGTGTTGTCGTTCGGGATCGTCGGCCCGCCGCCGCCGTTCGTGCGTGGTCTGAGCGAACGGAGATTCATCCCGGAAATTCGCACGTCGGCACGCTAATACACCTGCGGCGTGCGTGATGGTTGCGCCGCGGCCTGCACCGCCCAGACAAGCGCCTTGACGAGATGCCGATGGTCGTCGCCGTCACTCAACCGCAACCCGGTCGGGCTCTCCCGCACCCGTGCCGCGACAACAGCCGCGTCGAGCTCGACGGTCGACGTGTCATGCACGAGCACGCCGCCGGTCGCGAGGTCGCGGAACACCGCCAGCCCCGCCCGTTCCTCACGCACCCCGGCCGCGACCGGCCGCGGCGAGATGTTCGCCGGCAGATAGCTGAACATCGACGCGCCCACCTGGAGATGCTTGATCCGGCGCAGCCCACGCAGCTCGCCGACCTTCTCGAGCGCCGCGTCCCAGTCAGGACACGGCCACCCGTCAACCTCGATGCGGCCGTCGTCGTGCAGCCACGCCGCCGCGACCGCCGACCCGTAGCCGCCGTCGTCCTCGACAGCGACGAACAGAGGCGAATCGCTCCACACCTCCTCGGCGAGCTCAGCCCACAAACCGCGCGGCAGCAACTCGTCCCCGACCTGGCCGAGCGTCGCCGCCGGCCACATGTTCAGCCACTGCGCCTTGAACGCCTCAACAGGGTCCGGCTCGTCAGGATCAACCGACACACCCGACGACGCCGTCTCAAGCTGCCGGCCGATCAGCCGCTCACGCTGCGGCGTCCAATGCGGCGACGCGAGCCGCCACGACTCCACGTCGCCGAGCGGCGCGTCGCGCGGCGCCGACCACTCGATCAGCAGATCGCCGTCACCGGACGCGAGCCGGTCGAGCGCGACCTGCCGCCGCCCGATCATCAGCGCCGTCGCGCGACGATGCGCCGTCGACACAAGCAGCTGCTGCGGCTGCTCACGCTCCACCATCGTCGGCGTGACGCCCTCGTCGAGGAACTCAGCCCGCACCTTCCACGCCTCATCGATCGCGGCCAGACTCGCCGAATAGCCATACGCGCCATCCTTCGACCTGACCAGCCAACGCGACCCGTCCTCGAGCCGCTCAATCTGGATGTTGCCGTTCCCCTCAGTGACGCGATAGCCCGGCTGCGACCTCGCCCACGCCCTGGCCGGCCGCTGCACCTCAACACACACCGCGACATCCTTGCCGGCATGCATCACATCCTGCGGCTCGCCGTAACGCCAGCCCTGCTCAAGCCGCCACAAGATCAACTCGCGCAGCAGCCACGACTTGCCGAGCTGCCTGGCCATCGTCAGCAGCAACGTCTCCCACACCAGCCGCCCGTCCGCGTCCGTCTCGAGCAGCCGAACAGCGACAAGCTGCTGCCACCAACGCAAAGACCGGCCGCTCCGCTCCGCAGCAGCCGCCGCGAACTCCGCGCCGAGCGACCCGACGGCCCGCGGGTGCGGCACCGTCATCAGCCGCGGCCACGTCGCATCAGCCGGCGGCGCCCCCAACTCGCGCAGCCACGCCACATCCCACACCGAATCGTCCGCCGCGAAACCTTCCCGCTCCGCCCTCGCCGCCACACCAGCAGCAAGCCGCGCCCTCTCCCGACCCGACACACGACCAGCCGTCGCCCGGTTGCCGCCCTCCGAACAGTCAGCGGCACGAGCGTGCTCCGGCCCCGCATACCGGCTGCGGTCGCCGTCAACGTGGCCGAGATCCCACGGCTGGCCCGGCGCGATCCGCTGAGAGCAACGAGCGCACACCGCATACCCCGCCGCGACCTCTACGGCGATCTCGCGGCGAAGCCGCTGATGCCCGGCGCCGTAGCCCCGAACCGCCGTCGATCCGCGCACTTTCGTCGCCATCAAGAGAAACCCTGA